AGCGTAAGACCGATACGGTCTGAAATCTTCGTTGGGCTTCCTAGTTCTTTCCAGACTGCGATGAAATCTTCATCTTCTGACTTTTTTCTCACGCCAAGCTCCGCGCTCTATGCTCTGGATCATCTTGCGCGGAATCACCAAAGACTGAGCAATTGCGTCGTCAGTCAATGACTGACAAATTTTCACGCCCTGCTTGGTCTCTGCTAACAAGAACCCTATAGAGACAACAAGCGGAACCTGAAAGTCCCTGGCTTTCTCTGGGCTATCACCCCAACCCAAAGTGTCGTGGCAGGCATCTTCCCAAACTACTTTAACTATTGGAAGATTGTGCTTCATTTTTCTTATCTTTTATGGCATGGAACCATTTCCAGACAAGCCAGCCGGACTGTAACACAATGTAGAGCAAGGTAGCAACTGCCACCCATTCATTCAGAGTCAGACCGCCAACAGTCACGGCTGTTGTGATTGCTACAGGAGGAGTGGCTTTTGCGACTTCTACCAGTACGTCTGACTTCTGTTCGGGTGTCATCTCTCAATCCAACTTACAGTATCTTCATCCCATGAGTACATTTTACCGTCAGTTGGCATTGCTATGGGAGCTTCCCACTGCGCGTCTGCATTCAAAATCCAACTAGCAAAAGGCTTAGGCGGAACAAACGCGTCAATGTCAGACCTGTAGGTGTAGCCAATCCCTGCGTAGTTCTTACGCATGTTGCCGTTGTAGGAAGTCTGCTTCCAAGTGCCACCAAGAATCTTCTCAAGATGCGCTGCGCCGATATGCTCTTTCTCAACGCCAGAGGCATCAGAGGTGTCTTTGTTATCCACTACGACAACTTGTTGCACCACACCATTTTCATCAATACGGGCAAAGTGAGCCATTACGCCTCCAGCTTTAATCCAGTTAAGTCCATCTCTTCCCCGACAACACCGACTGGGAAGGTGTTAAACGATAGTGAGATTCTTGTGTCATCGCCTTTGACTTCAGGAACCATGTGCGTCAGGCTTGACGGAAACAGAATCAGTTTGCCAGCAGTGGCTTCAAACCACCAGCTTTCAGAGTTGTACGGGTTCCACTCTGACGGCGGGAACTTAATCTGCTGCCAGCCATCACGGTAGAAGTAAATCCTGTCATCAGCGTTTGTCTGCACATAGAACACGCCTGAGATGTAGCTATTAGGGTGAGCATGTTTGTGGTGATACTGCCCAGGTTCGCTGTAGTTGCACCAGCTTTGTGTGATGCGTAGGGATACGTTGTGCTTGGGATTGACTGTGCTTTTGAAGTAATCCGAGACAGCATCTTCAATGAACGAACGAAGTGAGGTTAACGCAGGATCACGCAGTACAAAATTGTTCGTGCTTGTCGTGTTACCCATGTTGGGTCGTGTCTGAAGCTCACGAATGAAGAACAACTCCTCATCGCTCAGAGGTCTACCAAGCTCTGCAAAGCCAACCGGAATAGGGAATAAGTTATGCAACTGCACGTTCAAATTCCTCACGGGCCATGCCCATCTCTTTCAGTTGCTCGTCGGTGTAGATCGTTGGGATGCTGTCCTCAAACTCTCTGATCTTGTCAATGACCCAATACACCTCTTCTATGGAAGGGCATGGCCGTGGATCATCCCACCGAGTAAAGACGTTGTTACTGATTTCCCATTTAGCACCTGGACGAAGCAAGTGCATGGCTGTATCAATTCCTAGAAATTTGTAAACTTTTGTAGTCATGTTATTGATTGATTTTAATAATTACGATACCGGAGCCGCCTGCACCGCCTGTGGCTACTGGGGCTGAAGTATTCCCACCGCCACCGCCACCACCAAGACCAGCTGTTCCTGGAGTTGTAGAAGTTGCAGGGCTGCCATTTGATCCTGCGCCACCGCCGCCTGTACCACCTGCGGCCCCAGGATTACCTGATCCGCCACCACCACCAGCATAAGTCACGGAAGAACCTGTAATTGAATTAGCGGTTCCATTACCACCTGCTCCTGCGGCTTGCGCCCCACCATTTGCACCGGTTCCAGTGCTAGCGTTTGAACCACCGCCGCCACCACCGCCGTTAGCTGCTGTGCCTCCACTACCTCCAGCGTAGCCTTGAACAGCAGGGGCAGGGGCTGCTGGAGTATTTCCTGAGCCACCAGCACCACCAGTGCTGCCTGCACCAGAACCACCACCGCCGCCAGAACCGCCTGAGTTTCCTGCAACGCCTGTACTTGATCCTGCACAACCTCCACCACCGCCGCCAGTAGAAGTTACTGAATAAGATGGCGCTGGGCTTGATGACGGTGCAGATAATGATGAATCGTTGCCATTACTTCCTTTGTTAGGAGCGCCAAATGTAGTAGCGCCAGGCCCACCACCGCCAACTGCAATTGTTAAAACCTGACCAGCATTAACTGTTTGCGAACTTGCCGCTCTATAACCACCAGCACCACCGCCACCGCCCCCAAAAGTGTTAGCAGTATTACCAACACCACCGCCACCACCTCCAGCGACAACCAAGTAATCAATACTCGTCACACCCGTTGGCACTGTCCATTGTGTAGTGCCTTTGAACGTAAATACAGTTTGGCTTGGTACGGTGTACTTCAGGATAACAATGCCGGAGCCGCCCTGGCCTCCGCCAGCAGCAGAAACACCAGCAAGACCTCCGGCACCACCACCCCCACCGCCAGTGTTTGCGGTGCCTGATATACCGTCCCTAGCTGGACTTGAAGAAGAATACTGTCCGCCAGCGCCACCACCGCCTGAACCACCAGAACCTTGTGTAGTTCCAGAAGAGTGCGCTCCGCCACCACCACCTCCAGCATATGTAACACTTGAACCAGTTATGGAAGATGCGGTTCCGTTGCCTCCGCTACCACCTGTATTGCTACTTCCAGTCCCTCCTGTTGCACTAGCCCCGCCACCGCCGCCACCAACCAAAAGAGGGCCGGAACCAGAAGCACCCCCATTATTGCCTTGGCTTGGGCTTGTTGATGGGGTATTGCCGCTTCCACCTGGAGAATTTGCGGTTTCTCCACCGCCGCCGCCAGAACCACCGCTTGCTCCTGTTGTTACGCCAATTCCTCCGCCGTATCCACCACCGTTTGCAGTAATAGAAGAAAAAACAGAATTGCCACCTGACGTTGAATTACTTGGATTTGCATAAGGAGTTGCTGTAGTTCCGCCAGAACCAATCGTTATGGTGTAATCAGTTCCTGCTGTGACGGACAATCCTGTTCCAGTTCTAAAACCTCCTGCCCCACCGCCGCCACCAGCGGCCCAACTCCCCCCTGCACCACCACCAGCAACAACCAAATACTCAACCTCTGTAACACCAGTAGGGCAAGTCCACGTTGAGGTAGCCGTAAAGGTTTGGACAACTATATAGCCGCCTGCTAGAGGCCAGATGCCTTGTTTCTGAGCAAGAAACTGCTCCATAAGCGACCAAACACCTTTGGCCGATGTTCTGGTCGGTATGTTTGCTGGGCCTATGACCCCACCGTTACCTACTGGCATAGCGACCCCTTAAGCGTTCATCTCTTCCCAAGAACAAGTCACAACTAGATCATTGGCTGCACTTGCTGTTGCGCCAATTGACTTGTCCTCAAGAAGGTAAAACGATGTGGATTTGTCAGTCACAACCAACGTAGCGTCAGCAGGAACAACAATTGTTGATGCGATTTGCGTACCTGTTCCACCTAAATCATCTTGGCTAAACAGTTTGATCGTAATATCTGCGTTAGATGTTCCATCCACGTTCGCAACGACAATGGAATTGATCTTAAAAACCTTTCCAGACGAAGCGGGGTTGTTAATCAGCGCAGTGGCAAACGGGTCTGCTGTCGAAGATATAAGATAGCTTGATGTATTGCCGTAGATCGCAGCTACGTTGACAAGATTGGGATTTGCCACGAAGAACTCCTTTAATACCCAAAGATTAGCGACATGGCTATTGCCTTGCCGGTAGTTATACCAGAGCCACTAGAAGCCCAAGAGAGCGTTCCTGATCCGTTGGTAGAAAGTACCTGACCACTACTTCCATCTGTACTCGGTAGCGTCCAAGTTACGTTAGAAGATACAGTCCCAGGAGCCTTAAACGCCACATAGTTAGACGAATCGGTATCTGCAAACCTTAACGCACCCGTAGCGCCTAATTGTACGTTCGTGCCATCCCAGGTTAAGTTAGCCGAGCCATCAAACGATCCAGAGCTATTGAACTGAATCTGAGTCGTTGAGCCTCCAGGTGTTGCAGATACGCTCGTCCAAGAAAGGTTACCAGACCCGTCTGTCGATAAAACCTGACCGCTAGAACCGGAAGTAGACGGGAACGTGATCGTTGTGGTTCCGCTTGATGCAGCCTTCAGCAAGACAGAGGCAGAACTTGTGCCACCATAACTTAACTTAACACCT